GTTAAATAATGTATTGGAAGCTGTTTGTTTTATCATGGGGCAAGATATTGAAAGGGTAAAGGCAAAGGGCCGTTTTAGGGAACTGGTAATATGTAGGCATTTATTTTATTATTTAAGCAAATATTACTATGGTGCTAAATTATTGGATATTGCTTCGGTAACTGGAGTAGATCATTCTAGCGTAATTCATGGCATTAAGCTAGTCAATGATCTGCTATCCATAAAAGAGGAAAGCGTAACGGAGGCAATACCTAAAATTCAACACTATATTGCTGAACGGTACCAAACAGATAAAAAGATATCTGTATACGTACCGTTTAACGTTAATTTGTCAGAATTGGCAGAAATGCTACAAAACAACTACCAATGTAGGGTTATTTTATAGACTGATGCTTTACATACATTGCCACGCAATAAAGCGCAAAAGGGAGATTGTTTGGGTTCTCCCAATCTGCATAGCTTTGAGCAAGGGCCTTGTAGTTCATTTCAAGCCAATTGTAGAGCTTTTCTATATTTTCCAATGGTATGGTATTGGTTAATACGAAAAAGGGCTAAAAATAGCCCTAAATTCGTTTCGAGGATATTGCCTCTCGTCAGTTAACCTATGGTAAAATCGCACCAATTAAATTTATGCTTTGGAATTACTTGTAAATCATAACCATACCCATTGGTCAACTGCCTATAAATTGGCATAAATTCGTCCTCTGTTGCCTCTTCACACTCGAATGCGTATTCAATACAACAACCAGAATGACCGCCAATGGGATCAAAGCAAATATATTCTCTATATTCTGGTTTAGTAAAAAATGCGAAAACAGAATTAATTTCCTTGTCTTTTAAAAAAATAACTTGTTCCATTTTAGTTGGTTTTAAAATTAACGTGAAAAATTATCTTGAATTTGTCCGAGTATAATACCAGCGCAAATGAGCGCAATTATAAGGTAAAGAAGTTGTTTATTGATTTTCATGAGCTTCGATTTTATTTAATATTTCATTAGCATCAATTCCGTCAATTTCAGTTATATAACCATATCTTATTTCATCCAATATTTCATCTTGTGTTTTATATTCTGGCATATATTCACATTCATCAAAATCGTATTTGAATAAGCGTGCATTGGTATAACCTCCGCGAGCATCACAACCGCCATGAATTTGAAGCAAAATGTAATCTTCATTATTCAATTTTAGGTAAGATCCTTGCAATATTTGAGACAAATCACTGTCTCCATTGTATGTGTTGAATGTTCTAATTATTTCAATATCATAAGCACACTCGTTTAAATAATTCCAAGCAGCAGAAGATACACCGTACACGTCAGAGTCACAATCCCAATCTTTTGCATCTTCATTAAGTTGATTGAATCCTATGCAGACTTGGTCAATAGACAGGCCAAAATTATTTAAGTAATGAAATACACTAACTGTTCTTTCTATTTCACCATATTGATAATTGTATTTCTCAAATGGCTCATTATAAAAGTCAGTTATTGACTTGTTGGCATTGCGTTGATGATGTCTGCCGTAAGCACCACCACTATCGAGAAAATGCTCACCTGTATTTTCAATAAGCATTGAGTAAATGATTTCACTAACTTTGTTGATCTTTTTCATGTTGAGTTGTTTTATTGGTTAATAAAATTGATGATAAAAATAGAAGCGAAAAATAAAACTGGAATAAGTACGTTCAAAAGTGTTTCGTTAATCTGTTTCATGTTGGTTTGGTTTTTGTTATTTGTCATATTGACAACACAATACTACATACTATTTTGTTTATAAAAAAATTTATAGACAAATATTTTATCAACATATTTATCCACATAGTGTGGTTTCATGTTAAGAATAAGGCGTAAACAATTGATAAATTGTGAGTTATAATGCGTCGAAAAGGCTTCTATATAAAGAAAAGCAAAGAAGGATCAGTCTATATTCATTTATATGTAGCTGATTTTCAACAATATATCAAGGATCTAGAAGGCCAGGACGGTTGGGTAACATTTAGATTGTTTGAACGTAACAAACCAGATGAGAAAGGCCACACACATAACCTGGAAGCAATTCAAAATACTGAGAAACAAAACAAAACCATATCTGAATATTCAAATAAAATCAAACTAGATAACAATGACTGATGCACAATTGACCGCAAAGATTGAGGAAAGGAAAAGCAAAAGAGGAGGAGCAAGAGAAGGAGCAGGACGTAAACGAAGGATGGAGGAGCATGAGATTATGGCAAAGCTCGCACCAATGGAAACAAAGGCGTTTCAAGCATTGGAATACAACCTGATGCGCAATGACATGAAGGCCGTGCAACTGTTTTACCAGTATTACATGGGAATGCCTACGCAACGTATTGAGTCAAAGATCGAAGGCCAACTTAATCAGGTGCAGGTTGAGGTAATAAAACCCAATGTGCAGATCCTAGAAGAGGCGACAAACTGACGTTTTTGTTTAATCTTTCTTATTTAACATAATAGTAGCTATAAGAAAGTATGTATTTTGTTTAATGTTTTGAGCATGACGAAGTGACAAAAGAGGGCGTAATTAATGGGGGGAACTTAAAGAAAACACAAATTTGACATATCGGGGTAAACTCAGATTTCTGGTAGCAATAAAACTCTTGTCTAAACAAAAATATTAATGACCCCCTTTTTATACCTACTTTTCAAACCCAAAAACTAAAACTAAATTTTTAGAAAATCACTAAAACTATGAATGCTAAACTACAAACTAACAAGGTCTTTGAAATATTGCAGGACTCAAAAAAGCGCATTACGGTAATGCAAGGAGGTTCTCGTAGTGGTAAGACTTATAATATCCTTATTTGGTTTATTATAAAACTCCTACAAGAAAACGGAAAAACATTAACAGTAGTAAGACAATCTCTTCCAAGTATAAAGGGTTCGGTCCTACGCGACTTTGTGGACATTCTTTCTAGGTTGGGTATATATTCAGAGGACAATCATAATAAAACGGAGCAAATTTATCAGCTTAATGGTAACGTGGTCGAGTTCGTTAGTGCTGATCAACCACAAAAGATTCGTGGTAGGGCTAGAACCTATTTATTCTGCAATGAAGCAAACGAACTTTCTTATGAAGCATGGATGCAATTGATCATGAGAACGGAAGGTAAAATAGTTATTGACTATAATCCATCTGATTTATCATCTTGGATTTATGACGATGTAATTCCACGTGATGATGCAGACTTTTACATCACAACATTTAGAGACAATCCATTTCTTCCAAAAGAATTGGTGGACGAATTAGAAAGGTTAAAAGATGCAGACCCGAACTATTGGCAAATATACGGCCTTGGTGAACGTGGACTTAGTCAAGACTTGATCTACCTACATTACCGAACAACGGATACAATGCCCGAAGGTGAGATAGTATATGGATGCGACTTTGGATTCAACGTACCTTCAACGCTTGTCAAATGTATATTTCATGAAAATGCGGTGTATGTACAAGAAATGCTATACGAGACAAAACTTACTACAAATGACTTAGTAGAAAAAATTGTAGCTTTGGGATTAGATAAATACGATGAATTGTATTGCGATGCCGCAGAGCCAAAAACTATTGAAGAGTTGGTAAGACAAGGACTAAATGCAAAGCCAGCAAATAAGGATGTTGTGGAGGGAATTCGCACCGTTAAGGGTACGCCACTATACATTCATCAAGATTCCGTAAATTTACTCAAAGAGATAAAAAATTATCGTTGGAAAACGGATCGCAATGGCAATAAGCTAGATCAACCCGTTAAGTTCAATGATCACGCTCTTGATGCTATGAGATATGCAATATATTCTAAATTAACAATCCCAAGTGTTACTTGGGGTGCAATATAACATTATGGGATTATTTGATTTATTCAAAAAGAAGGGCATCAATCCTTATCCGACCAACGCAGTGCAAATGGTCGGCATCAATAGTTCAGTCATTCAAGATTATACGGGAATTGAGTATGTAAACCAAGGTTATCTTGGTAATGCAGACGTTTATTCCATTGTGAGTTTCTTGGCGAGAAAAAGTGCATCTATTCCTTGGTATGTGTATCAACTTAATCCAGGTGAGAAAGCAAGAACAAATTTGATGCGATATAAGCAACTCTCAAAAGGCGTTGCAAATCGTGGTGCGTATGAGCAAGCGATCATTGCACGCAAGAACGCATATAGCGAGAACATCATTATGGGTACGCCACTTGCTCGACTTCTTGAGCAACCAAACGGCTATCAATCTCAGGACCAATTTTTTGAAAACTTATTTGGCTATCGCTATTTAAGTGGTGAGGGTAATGTGTATGGCAATGATGGCAAGATGGGTGGAATGTTCACTGAGTTAAATATTTTGCCAACTCAATTCCTTGAGATATATCCTGACCCAAATGACGTTTACGCAATTGCTGGATATAAACTGCAAATTGGAGCAGGCGTTGATCTACCGAAAGAACAAGTGATGATGTGGAAGAGTTGGAACCCAGACTTTGATGCAACAAGAAGAACGCACTTGCGTGGTCTATCTCCACTTCGTGCTGCATATAAAACACTTCGCATGAGCAACAATGCTGCGGATGCAAGTGCAACAATGACAGGCAATGGAGGAGCGAAGGGAGCTATTACTCCAAAGCCGCTTGGTAGCATCGTGCCTAATTTCACGATTGAGCAAGCGAACGACATTAAGCGTGCGGTGAATGAGAACCTGAACGGAATAGATAATAAGGGAAGAGTGGCAGTGTTGCAGACCCCATGGGATTATTTGAACTTTGGTTTGAGTAGTGTGGATATGGAGCTGGTGAATACACTTAGAATGAGTATGCACCAATGGTGTAGAGTGTTTGGCCTTCCAGCAGTTCTATTTGATGTTGATACATCATCATATAACAACTATCAAAACGCAATGCGTGATTTGATCACCAACACAATTATCCCAATGTGTTGCCAATTGCGTGATGAGTTAAATAAATTTTTATTGCCACGTTACGGTGAGGATATGTTCATTGACTTTGACATTACGGCGTTACCTGAGATGCAGCAAGACATGGAGCGTATGGTCCGTTCACTTCGTGATGCCAACTGGTTGACATTTGACGAGAAGCGTGTTGCAATGAACTACCAAGAGAAAGAGGGTGCATTTGAGTATGCTTACATCAACCAAGGATTAATTCCAATTGAGCAAGCAATTATGGACCTTAGTATTTCACCTAGTCAAGATATACAAGATGGCATGGGAGATGGAATGGATAACATCGCAAACAACAGACGAGGAGATTCACGAGCAAACGATGCTGAAATATCCCAAGCTGAAGAGCGAGCAAACTTGCGCAGTAGAGAAGCGAATGATGCAGTCATTGAGGACAGCTTATAAACAAAGATGTACCGATGAACGCGAGGCAAAGAAGCGAATATTGGGTGAAGGTGGAGAGGTTGCGTAGACAACTCGATCAAAAATATAGTTCTTTATTTAGTGCAGCGATTAGCAAAGACGTGAATAAAGTTGCTAGTGATATACGCAAGTATGGAACGGATGCAGCTAGAACGCTTATGGGTGCGTATGCTTGGAATGATGAGATGATGACAATAATGATGCAGCTTTATAAAGAGGCAGCAATATTATTTGGAAACGCATCTTTTCGTGCAGTAAGAAATGCAGGGCAGAAAGCAGCCGATCCGTATGGCATCAACAATGACTTTATAACTAGCATCTTGCAATTTTTGGCGCAGTATGGATTTATGCTTGTTGCTGATATGACGCAAACAACAAAAAAGCAATTACTGAATATAATTAGCCAAGGAGTTGCAGATGGGTTAGGCATTGATGAGATTGCTAGACAATTAACGCAAAGTGATGAGCTTGGTTATGCAATGATGAGGGCAAGAAGGATTGCAAGAACGGAAGTGATGAGAGCGAGCAATTATGCAGCAATGGAAGGCGCAAAATTGCATAACTTTGAGGTAGATAAGATTTGGATAGCTAGTCGTGATTTGAGAACTCGTAGGATTCCAAGAAACTCTTACGATCACTTTCACATGGATGGCGCAACGGTTCCTTATAATGAGCCTTTCACCTCAACGGGTAAAAAAGGCGATACGGTGCTAGCAGCGCAGCCAGGAGATCCAACTGCACCAGCAGGGTTCACGATCAATTGTCGATGTACAGTTGGTTTTGTTCCGAAAAGAGATGAGAACGGAAGATTAATAATGAAAAGATAAACTATGCCGATATACGCTTGTTCAAATGGCAAATATAGAATTGCGGATGGTGAGTGTATGTATACATCACGTGAAAATGCGGTGCGTGCATATCAAGCATATTTAGCGCAACATCCTGAAGCAGCAAATGAGTCAAAAGCTGCTGATATGAATAAGGTGAGTTTTGATTTTGATGATACTTTGACTCAAGAAAGATGGCAAAATAAAGCCATGCAATTAAAAGAAGAAGGCAAAACAGTTTATATTGTAACTAGGAGACAAGAGAAAGATAGTGAGGCGGTGTATGCGGTAGCTGATAAAATCGGCATTCCACATTCAAGAGTTTATTTTACAAATGGTAAACTAAAATGGGAAACAATAAAAAGATTAGGCATTGGAACACATTACGATAATAACGAGGATGAAATAAAAGCAATTCGTGAAAATACGGATGCAACTGCTAAACTTGTTTCTGAAGGAAAAAGTTTTAATTTAAAAGAAGAAACCTATAACGATTATCCAGAAGCAGCTACCAATAATGCTAAAAGAGCATTAAAATGGAAAGAAGAGAATGGAAGTGATTGCGGAACACCAGTAGGTTGGACTAGAGCAAATCAACTAGCAAATCGTGAGAAAATATCTCGTGATACAATTGCTAGAATGGCATCATTTAAAAGACATCAACAAAATAAAGATGTGCCATATTCAGAAGGTTGTGGAGGCTTAATGTGGGATGCTTGGGGAGGTGATGCAGGCATTAATTGGGCAATTCGTAAATTAGATCAAATAGACAATAGAAAAAGCATGATATACAATTACAAATCACTTAGCTTAGAAGTTAAGGATGTAGATACAAAACAAGGAATTGTTACTGGTTATTTCTCAGCATTTGGCAATGTAGATAGCGATGGCGATATTATGATGCCAGGCGCATTTAAACGTTCCATTCAAGATTGGGGGCCTGAAGGAAAAGGAAGAATTAAGCATCTACTTAACCATGATCCATCAAAGCCGCTTGGTAAAATACAAGTATTAAAAGAAGATGAGTACGGACTTTACTATGAAAGCAAGGTTGGTACACATACTCTTGGCAAAGATTATATAAAAATGATTGAGAGTGGGCTTATTGCAGAACATTCAATAGGATTTAAAACATTAAGAGAGCAAAAAAGTGGAGACGCAAATCAAATCCATGAAGTAATGCTTTTTGAAGGTTCAAGCCTTACTGCATGGGGAGCTAACGAAGCAACTCCATTACTTGGAATGAAGAATATGAATAGCATTGAACAAATACAAGATCAGATCAAATCATTTGAGAAATTTATCCGTAATAGCGATGTTACCGATGAAACAATAGATTTGTGTATATTAAAAGTTAAACAACTCGCAGAACTTGTTGAACGTATGAGTAGCACAAAGGCAGTCGATGAGACACCAGCGCAGCAAAAAGAAGAAGAAGTTCCAGTAG